TACAAGCAGGAGCCCGGCATCGTCGCCGAGACCCTGAGCAGCAGCCAGGCCGACACGCTGGCAGCCAAGAACTGCAACGTGTTCGTCAACTACGACAACGACACGGCCATCATCCAGTACGGCGTGACGCCCAGCGGCATCTTCATCGACTCGGTCTACAACGCGATCTGGTTCCGCAACCGCGTCCAGACCGACGTCTACAACCTGCTGTACACCAGCCCGACCAAGGTGCCGCAGACCGACGCCGGCAACCAACTGATCGCCTCGGTGATCGAGGCCGCGTGCGAGGCCGCCGTCAACAACGGCTACCTGGCCCCGGGCGTGTGGAACTCGGCCGGCTTCGGCGCCCTCAAGCAGGGCGACACGCTGGCCAAGGGCTACTACGTCTACGCGCCGGCGATCGCCACCCAGTCGCAGGCCGACCGCGAAGCGCGCAAGGCCGTCCCGTTCCAGGTCGCCGCCAAGGAAGCCGGCGCCATCCACACCGTCGACGTTCTGGTCACGGTCAACCGCTAATCAGGAGTAGCAGATGTCTACCTATTCGTTCGCTGATATCAGCGCCAGTCTCGTGGGCCCGGGCGGGGCGATTTCGCTGGGCTCCGGCTCGGGCGTGGCCGATGAGGGCATCGCCATCGCCGCCAAGGCCGAGAAAAGCGCCATGACGGTGGGCGCCGATGGCGAGGTCATGCACACGCTGCGCGCCGACAAGAGCGGCACCGTGACGCTGAGCTACCTGAAGACCTCGCCCGTCAACGCCCAGCTGCAGGCCCTGTACGACGCCCAGTCGCTGGACAGCCGCCTGTGGGGCAAGAACCTGATCACCATCACCAACCCGGCCACGGGCGACGTGACGGCGTGCCGTTCGTGCGCCTTCAGCAAGAAGCCCGACCTGACCTACAAGAAGGACGGCGACGTGGTGAAGTGGACCTTCGATGCCGCGAAGATCGACACGATCCTGGGAACCTACTAAGCCATGTCGCAGGAACTTGATCTGAACGGCCACCGGTACTCCATCGGGAAACTGAGCGCCAAGCAACAGTTCCACGTGTCGCGCCGCATCGCTCCGATCGTTCCTACGCTGATCCCCGTGTTCGTCCGCCTCGCGGCGGGCGGGCGCGGGATCATCGAGGATCCGGGCGGCATGGCCGATGTCCTGCAACCGCTGGCCGACGGCCTGGCGGCGATGAAGGACGAGGACGCCGACTATGTGCTGGACACCTGCATGCAGGTGGTCCAGCGCCGGCAGGAGCATGGCTGGACCGCCATCTGGTCGGCAAGCCAGCGCGTGCCGATGTTCCAGGACATCGACCTGGCGGTGATGCTGCCGCTGGCGGTGCGCGTCATCGTGGCAAGCCTCGGGCCTTTTATTCAAGGGCTGCTTACCAGCCAGACCGGCAGCCCCGAGGCGACACAGGCTGGCTGAAGAGCCTGCCCGGTGGCGAGGACTGGTTGCTGGCGCCAGTCCTCGAGGGGCTCTGCAAGTACGAGTCCCTCAAGGACGGCACCCTGGACCTGGCCGACATCGCGCTGCTGAACGACGCGTTGTCGGTGCGGGCAGACAACAAGGCGGAAGCGTACCGCCGCCACATGGCAGAAAAAAATGGCTAATACAACCGTGCCCATCGACCCGTCGGGGTTGATCGGCATATTCAAGATCGACAAGGACGACCTGAAGGACCTCAAGCAGGCGATCGGCGACTCGCGCAAGCAGAGCCTGGCCGACGCGCTGGCGGTGTTCGCGGGGCGGGCCAAGAGCGTTGTCGACTTCGCCGAAAACAAGATCGCCCAGTTCGAGCAAGGCTATTTCGCCGCCAAGCTGGGCGGCACATCGGGCCGGGACATGCGGGCGCTGGAGGCGGTGGCGCAGGACTTCGGAGTCTCCGTCGAAGCGATGCGCAGCAGTACCCAGGCGCTGCACCGCAACGTGCGCGACGATCCCAGGATCGCGGCGCTGCTGGAACAGATGCACATCTCGTCGAGCGATGGCGCGGGCGCCCAGCGCAACAGCGCCGACCTGATGCTGGAGCTGAGCGACGCGCTCAAACGCATGGATCCGGCGCAGGCCCGGGCGACGGGCCAGAGCCTGGGGCTGGAACCAGGCGTCATGGAAGCCCTGCGCGATCCCGAGTTCGGGCAGCGCCTGTCGGTGCAGCGCGATGCCCAGGAAAACAGCACCGTCGAGGCGGCCGGTGAACGCGCCCATCAGTTGATGGGCACCATCCGTGAATTGAGCGGCTCCGTCAACGCGATGTTCGCGCAGGCGCTCCTGACGATGGGCCCGAAGCTGCAGGAGACGCTCGACGGCATTTCGGCCTGGTTCAAGGAGAACGGCCAGACGGCCGGCAAGCGGCTGGGCGAGGTCGGCAATTTCGTGCTGTCGATCATGTCGTTGCTGGGGCCGGTGATCAGCCTGATCACCTGGCTCGACGGGCTGACCGGGGGCTTGAGTTCGCAGCTCCTGGTGCTGGTCGGCGGCTTCCTGATGTTGGGCGGCGGTGGCGTGGTGGGGGCCTTGATGGGTCTGGTCTCGCGACTGGGCGGCATGCGCTCGATCATCGGCGGGCTGGGCACGCAGCTGGCCGCGCTGCCTGGCCGGATCAGCGGCTTTGTGAGCCGTGCCTGGACGGCGACCAGCAATTTCGTGGGCGGCGTGTTCGGCAGAATGACCTCGATGGGACGGACGGCCGTCACCCAGATGGGCAACATGGCCAGCGCGGTCTGGTCCTGGATGGGCAATATGGCCGCGCGCGGCGGCGCGCTCGTGGTCGACAGCGTCAAGGCGGCCGGCGCCACCGCGTTGCAATGGGGGCAGTCACTGTGGGCCTCCGCCAGTTCGTGGATCGGCCGCATCGTCGACGGCGCCAAGAGCCTGGCCCGCGGCGTGGCGATATCGCCGGTGGCGGCGGGAGTGGGGCTGGGCCTGTATCCCAGCACGCTCGGGGACGGCACGCTGAAGTCGCTGCAAGGCGACAGGGGTGTGGGTCTCGGGCAGCAGGAGCCGCGTGTCGACGGGGCCGCAGGCATCTGGCAACCGCCTCCCATGGACGGTGCCCGGATCGAGCCGTGGCGGGATTACCACTCCGGTTTCGCGCTTGGCGAAGCGGGTGGCGCCGCGCTGGCGCCGCCGGCCGCCGCCGCGCCGGTGTCGGTCAATGCCACCACCACCATCTACGTCAATGGGTCGGCCGATCCTGGCGCGACCGGAGCGGCCGTGGCCAATCAACAGAGCCGGGTCAATGCCGACCTGACGCGCAACCTGCAGGGTTCCTATGACTGACACGAATTTCACGGGCACCGACATGGTGGGCCTGCTGTCGAAGAAGATCGGCGACATCGTGGTGCAGGCGACCATCACCGAGTCGCACGACGATACGCTCAAGATCACCAGCCATCCGGTGGAGTCGGGCCCCTATGGCCGCTCGGCGATCAGCGACCATGCCTTCAAGCTGCCGCTGTCGCTAACCATGAAGTGCGCCTGGAGCAATGCCTCGTACGAGGCATTGCGCGGCGCCCGGGCCAGGGACGTGGCCAATGGCAAGGCGGCCGCCGACGACTACGCCACCGCGATCTATTCGCAACTGCTCAATCTGCAGGAGTCGCGCGAGCCGGTGGATGTGATCACCAGCCGGCGCCGCTACAGCAGCATGCTGATCGAGAAGATCGCGGTCGAGAACAGCCGGGAGACCTCCGGCGCCGTGTTCGCGACCGTGACGCTGCGCGAAGTGATCGTGGCGCAGACCCGCAGCACGTCGCTCCCGCCCTACGCACACCAGAAAGAGAAGGAAAAGACCGCGGACAAGCAGAACCTGGGCGTGAAAGCGTCCCGGCCCGCGGCCGCGCCCAACGGCGGCTCGCTGCATTGGAACTAGGAGATCCGCATGAACTACTTCGAGATACCTCTGTCGCCGATTCCGCAGGTGTTCGCCATCTCGCTGGGCGGTGACGACTACCGGCTGACGCTGCAGTATCGCGACGGCTGGATACTGGACGTGGCCGATGACCTCGGTCAGCCGCTGGTGTCCGGCATTCCGCTGGTGACGGGCCTGAACCTGCTGGGGCAATACCGGCACCTGGGCTTTGCCGGGGGCCTGCGCGTGACCGGGGCGGAGTCGCCCGACGACGCGCCGACGGCCACCGACCTGGGCCGTGGCGCCAAGCTCTACTGGGTGGCGGACTGACATGGCGGACACGACCACAATGGAGCCGATCGCCGTATACGGCGATCCGGTCGATGACGATGAGGGCGTGCGCCAGTGGGGCCGGAAGGTGTCGCTGATCGTCGGCGACGAGGAGGCGCTGGATCTGTCGGCGCTGAGCTTCAGCTTCGGCATCAAGCGCAACGACGCCAAGTCCCCCAACACCGCCACCATCAAGGTGATGAACGCCAGCCGTGAAACCGCCAGCCTGGCGCAGCGCGAATTCACCCGAGTGGTGCTGCAGGCCGGCTATGAAGGCAATTACGGCGTGATCTTCCACGGCAACGTGGTGCGCGCCAAATGGGGCGGCTCGGGTGACACCGAGACCGTGCTGGAAATCACCGCGGCCGATGGCGACAAGGCCTACAACTTTGCGGTGGTCAACGCCACCGTGCCCAAGGGCAGCGACCGCGCCGACAAGGTGCGGCTGCTGTGCTCGGCCATGAACCCCTACGGCGTGCGCCAGGGCTACGTGCCCGACCTGGGCGGCAAGAAGTCGATCCGCGGGGCCGTCATGTCCGGCATGGTGCGGGACTACCTGCAGGATGTCTGCGGCAGTGCGAACACCTTGTGGAGCATCCAGGACGGCAAGGTGGTGGTGGTTCCCGAAACCGCCTATGTGCCGGGTTCGGTGCCCGTGCTGTCGCACGACAGCGGCCTGGTCGGCATGCCGGAGCAGACCGAGAAGGGCATCAAGCTGCGCATGTTGCTCAATCCCAGCATCCGCGTGGGCGGCCTGGTCAATCTGGACAACAGCCGGATCGCCGAGTATGGCTTCCAGGCCCGCTCCGAGGGCAAGGGCGCGAACGAAATCGATCGCAGCGAGCAGCGCCGCATCAGCGGCGACGGCTACTACTACGTGATGGAAGTCGAGCACCGCGGCAACACACGCGGCGACGAGTGGTACACGGAGGTCCTTTGCCTGGCCACCGACGCCACCCTGTTTCCCGGCGACCTGGGGCGGGCCGGCGCCGAGGGCGACGCCGCCCAGCCTGCCGCCGTCGTCAAGTAGCGCACGGCCAGGTCCTATCTCAGCAGGAAGATTCATGAACCGACTTGAGACTTTGAACGATCCGCAAGCCGCGATCGGCGCGGCGCTGCATGGCGCGCTGGCGCAGACCTGGACCGCCATGCCGGCGATCATCGGCGCCTTCGATCCGGTGGCGATGACGTGCACGGCGCAACCGGCCATCCGCGCGCGGGTCAAGACGCCCGAGGGCCGGCAGCACAGCATGGCGCTGCCGCTGCTGGTGGATTGCCCCGTGTATTTCCCATCGGGCGGCAATTGCACGCTGACCTTTCCGGTCAAGCCGGGCGATGAGTGCCTGGTGGTGTTTGCCTCGCGCTGCATCGACGCCTGGTGGCTGTCTGGCCAGGTGCAGGACCAGACCGAGATGCGCATGCATGACCTGTCCGACGGCTTTGTCTACGTGGGCGTGCGCTCGCAACCCCGTGTGCTGCCGGCGGTCAGCACCAGCGCGACCCAACTGCGCAGTGACGATGGCTCGACTTTCCTGGAGCTGGACCCGGCCGCCGGCAAGGTGAAGATCGTGGCGCCGGGCGGCTTCGACGTGGTCGCGCCGGTGTCCGAGTTTTCCGGACAGGTGCTGGTGAACGGCCTGCTCAGCTATCTGGCGGGACTGGTGGGCAGCGGCGGCCAGGGCAACACCGCCCAGATCACCGGCGTGCTCAACGTGATCGGCCAGATCCTGGCCAACGGCAAGCGGGTCGATGACACCCATACCCATACCGCGCAAGGCGCCAACGCGGTGACCACGCCACCCAACTGAGGATTCCTATGCGTTACCGAAAACTGGACGCCGATGGCGACTATTCATTCGGCTCGGCACGGGCCGATTTCCACCGCGATTCGGCCGAGGCCGTGGCGCAAGCGGTCAAGACCCGGCTGATGCTGGCGCGCGGCGAGTGGTTCCTGGACGCGACCGAAGGCATGCCCTGGAACGGCGAAGTGCTGGGCAAGCAGCCCCGCGCCAGCTACGACTGGGCCATCCGCCAGCGCATCCTGGGCACCGCCGGCGTCACCGACCTGGCCGAGTATTCGAGCCGGCTCGACCCGCAAACCCGCGGCCTGAGCGTGACGGCATCCATTTCAACCCTTTTCGGCACGGCCACTGTGCAGGCGGCATTATGACGATTCTTTCCACAGCCCCGGTCATCGACGCCGCGGGCATCCGTGCGCCGAGCTATGGCGAGGTGCTGCAGTATTTCAAGGAACAATATCGCGGCATCTACGGCGCGGATACGTACCTGGAGGCGGACAGCCAGGACGGTCAGTTGCTGGCCGTGTTTGCCCTAGCCATTCACGAGGCCAACTCGGCGGCGATCAGCGTCTATAACGCTTTCTCGCCTGCCACCGCAGCCAACGCGGCGCTGTCGAGCAACGTGAAGATCAACGGCCTGGTGCGCGGCGCGGCGACGCGCTCCTCGGTGGACCTGCGCATCGTGGGGCAGGGCGGCGTCACCATCATCGACGGGGTGGCGACGGATGCCAACCGCGGCCGTTGGCAATTGCCGGCGAGCGTGACGATTCCGCCGGGCGGCGAGATCACCGTCACCGCCCGGAGCCAGGCGCTGGGCGCCGTGACCGCCCCGGCGGGCACTATCAACCAGATCGGCACGCCGACGCTGGGCTGGCAGTCCGTCACCAATCCGGCCGCCGCGACGCCGGGCGCGCCGGTCGAGAGCGACGCCGCCCTGCGCGTGCGGCAGGCCCGTTCCGTGGCGCTGCCGTCGCGCAGCGTGCTCGAAGGCACCATCGGCGCGGTTGCGTCGGTGCCGGGAGTCTTGCGCCACGCGGCCTTCGAGAACGATGGCGCGGTGGCGGACGCCCATGGGCTGCCGCCGCACAGCATCGCCCTGGTGGTCGACGGCGGCGACGCGGCGCTGATCGCCCAGGCCATCGCCGCCAAGAAGACGCCCGGGACAGGCACGCATGGCACCACCACGGTGGTCGTGACGGATATCTACGGCATCGCGCACCGCATCCGGTTCTTCCGGCCCACGATCTTGCCGCTGGCGGTCGACGTGCAACTGCGGGCGTTGCCCGGCTATACCACCGCCATCGGCGTCGCGGTGCAGCGGGCGGTGGCGGATTACGTCAATGGCGTTCCGATCGGCGGCGGCGCCAGCGCGTCGGTGGAGTGGGCCGACGCCATCTCGGCCGCCAATGGCGTGGCAGGCAATGGCACGTTCAAGATTTCCGGCCTGACCCTGCGCAGTCCCGCGGGCAGCGGCGCGCCCGACGTGTCGCTGGCCTTCAACGAAGCCGCCGCGGCGACGCCGGACGACGTGAAACTCACGGTGACCTGATATGGCCAACACAGACGACTACATCGGCCGGCTGTCGGCCTATCACCGCGCCAAGCCCCGGTTCAAGGCCACCGTGGCCGCGCTGTGCGACGCTGCGGCGGGCGTGCGCGAGCTATACGGCAGCATGCCGGCAGCGTTCGACCTGGACCTGGCCATTGGCGCCCAGCTCGATGCGGTGGGATGCTGGGCGGGGCTGGACCGGAAGGTCAGAACGCCGATCTCCAATGTGTATTTCTCGCACGACATCGACGGCCTGGGCTTCGACCAGGGCGTGTGGCAAGGCCCGTTCGATCCGGACAGCGGCCTGACCGAGCTGGACGACGATACCTACCGGCTGCTGCTGCGGGCCAAGATCGGGGCGAATCATTGGGACGGCACGCTGGAGACTTCGGCCGCCATCCTGGACCGCATCTTCGGTGGCGGCACGCACGTGTTCATCCAGGACAACGGCGACATGTCGGTGGATATCGGCGTCGCCGGCGCGCCGCCGTCCGCGCTGTTCCTGGCGCTGCTGACCGGCGGATACATCCCGCTCAAGCCGGAAGGCGTGCGCATCAGTTACTACGTCATCCCCTCGGAAGAGGGGCCTCTGTTCGGTTTTGACGTTCAAAACCACTACATCTCCGGGTTCGACGGCGGACTCTGGGGTTCGCTTTTTGCCGGTTGAATAAGGACATTCCGTGGCTATCAATCAGATTCTTCCCTTCGGCACCGTTCCCGGCGCCAATGTGCTCGCGCCCGCCGACTACCAGGCGTTGGCCGCCCGGCTGGGCGGCTTCTCGGCCGGCACGGCCAAATCGAAGGAACTCAACACCGTCTGGCGCCAGGCTGCGTTCGTGGCTGCCATGATCGGCCAGTACATCGCTGACAAGGCCGGCCAGGACGTGCTGGACGACGGCGACCTGGCGGAGCTGCAGGCCAAGTTCGTGGCGGCGCTGGCGGCGTCGCCGGCGCTGACCGGGACGCCGACCGCGCCGACGCCGGCGGCGGGCGACAAAAGTACCCGGCTGGCGACCACCGCATTCGTCGCGGGCAATTTTCCCCGGATCTACTCGATCACCGCGTTGCCGACGCAGGATGTCGGACCGATCATTGTTTCGGAATGCGCGGAAGTGTGGACCTGGGTGTCGGGGCAGTATTTCACCGGCTACCGCTCGCCTCTGTGCGGCCGCCCACTGGATGGTCATACCACGCTGCCGCTGGCCAGTGAAGTCGATGCCATCGGTGGCCTGCTGTCGAAGACCGACTACGCCGCCCTGTGGGGGTATGCGCAGGAGCAGGGACTGGTGAAAACCGAGGCTGTGTGGTCGGCGAATCGCGGTAGTCACTGGTTTTCGGACTATTCGGCGACGCAATTCCGTGTGCCTGATCTGCGCGATATGTTCCGGCGTTTTACGGGAACTGACGCTGACACTGCAAATGCGCGGGCGCTCGGTAGCCGCCAGGTCGATCAGTTCCGG